AGACGAGTGGATTAGGTGTATTAGATAATTCTACACAACTTTCGAAAAGAACACGAGCTTGGGAAAAGGATTATTTCACTTCTGCTCTACCTTGGACGCAAAGAGGAGGAGAAGTATCTCTTCCAATGGGCGGAAATGCCCCTATTGTATTTAACGGTGATTATACAAAAACGCAACGACTAACTGACGCTAGTGGTAACCCTTCCAATGTAAGTGTTGCACACATAGACAATGTTAATGTGGACAATGGACACACTTTATCGGATAGCAATTCAAATGCTGCATGGCTTGATCCTAATGGAACATTAGATGTTGATCTTGAAAATGTAACCGCAACAACAATTGAGGAATTAAGGCGAGCTACAAAATTACAACAATGGCTGGAAAGGAACGCTAGGGGCGGCGCTCGCTATATTGAACAAATACTTGTTCACTTCGGAGTGACGAGCTCCGATGCTAGATTACAACGTCCAGAATATCTCGGTGGTGGAAAAACACCTGTAACGATTTCAGAAGTACTTCAACAATCTGGAATGTCAACCGTTGGAGGTGAACTAATAAACAATACACCTCAGGGTGAAATGACTGGTCACGGAATTTCCGTTGGAAACTCACATCGATTTAAAAAATTCTTTGAAGAACATGGGCAGGTTATCGGTATTATTTCCGTATTACCTAAAACGGCATACATGCAAGGAACTAGAAAGCATTTAATGAAAACAGATAAATTCGATTATTTCTTTCCTGAATTCGCCCAATTAGGTGAGCAACCGGTTTCTTCTAAAGAGTTATTCAATGATTACGTATCGGAAGAAACAACATTTGGTTACCAATCACGCTTTGCTGAATACAAATATATTCCTTCTTCTGTACATGGTGATTTTAAAGAGAATTTAAATTTCTGGCATATGGCAAGGGATTTCGTATCGGAGCCAGTGTTAAATGGCGATTTTGTAGAGGCAGATCCTACAACACGAATATTTAGCGTGCTCGAAGAATCAAATCAAAAATTATGGGTTTCTATATATCATAACTTCAAAGCAATTCGACCAATTCCAAAATTCAATAATCCTTCATTACTATGAGACAATTACTCGATACATCAAATCAACATTTATTTCCGAGGGGAAAAGAAAAAGTAAGTGAAAATGATTCTCTTACTGTTCCGGATATGGCATACACTATTCGAGAAATACTTCAAAAATTCACTACACTACCAACTGGAATTCTTAACGAGGCAAATTATGAGGATGATCCTGACATTGAAGATGGCATAAAACTCGATGTCGATCTAACGGATATAACATTAAATCAATTACAAATTGATGAGCTCACGCAAAAACTAAAAAGCAGTAAAAACAAATACTTAGAGGAACAAAAACAAAAACAAAAACAACAACAATTAGCAGATAAAAAGGAACTTGAAGAATACAAGGAACTTAAAAAAAAGGCTCAAAAAAAACAAGACTCGGACTAAAGGAACCGTCCCAAGTGAGGCACGAGCGCAGTTAGGTTTCTTTCGGTAGAGTTAAAATAAAATGGAGCCGGTGTTTTGCTCGCAAAACACTAAAAAACTCAAGACGATTTATCGTCTTACAATTCTGCTAAAAACGGCCGGCGTTAGTCGGCCGTAACTCTTTCTACCACTGCTCTATCAGTTTGCGTGGAAAAACACCAGACCTTCTCTTACTTGTCATAAAGGTCTGGATGGACACCCGTACTATCACTTTAAGGGCACTCCCAAAAAAAAAAATCTTACATTTACAATAACAAAAAAATAAAATTATGCCACTATCAGCAGCAGCAACAGCAGCATTATCATCAGGAGCTCAAACGGCGGGAACCGGTCTATTCGGTTGGATTGGTGCTAAACGTCAAAGAAAATTTGCTCAGGAACAATCAAATAGAGCATATCAACATGAAATAGATATGTACGAAAAGGCGAATGCCTATAATGCTCCCGATGCACAAATGAATAGATTAAAATCAGCTGGATTAAACCCTAATTTAGTTTACGGACAATCCTCCGGTGCTGCCTCAGGTACAGCAGCACAAACAATGCCCAAATATCAAAGGGCAGAAACTCCGGTTTCAGTACCAAAATTCAATGTAATGGAAGTAATGGGACAATATCAGGCGATAAAAGCACAAAAACTTTCTAATGATGCCCAAGCGATAAATAATCGCTATTTAGCTACAAAATTAATGCTACAGCAAGGTATGATGGATAATGTTTTTCGTAAAGGAAAACTCGATCTTGGTGACACTGGGTATCGAACAGCGAATTGGCAAAAGGGAAAAGGATTCCCTATTACTCCCTATGAACAACGCTATCAACAACAAATAAAAGGCTTTGAAATCTCCAACGCTTTACAATCTGAGGAGCTCGACTTTATAAAAGGCTTTGGCTCAAAACAAGGTACTAAGTCCCTAATTCAATTACTTCAATTATTAAAATAGGTTAACATAAAAAAAAATTCTAAAATGGAACAGAAAGAAATTCAACAAAAAAAATCAATCCTACTCGGATTAAAACTCATTAACGATTGGTTAAACTTTCAAACAGAAGCAAACAAAAAACAAATTGAAGAATTGGAAAAAGAACTTAAGGAAACTAAAAATTGAACACTTTATGGTGTTTATAATCATACTAACTCTTGCGAGTTGTATAATTCAGTATCAATCACTAAAAATTAAAAAATCATGCGTAAAAGAAGCAGTTTTAAAAAACGAGGTCGTAAAACCTACCGTAGAGGTAGCAGTCAAAAAAGATACGGTAAAAAACGTAGAACTAAATCAAGTAAAAAAGTCTATGTAAGTAGAGGTGGTATAAGGCTATAATATGTTAGTCTGGGTTATAAAATCAATAAAAAGAACAGGACTAATGAAATGCTTTTCACCGATTACACTCAATGATACTAAAATCATCGCTCCCTGTGGACGATGTTACGCATGTTTAAGAAACAAACAGCGCGAATGGTATGTTCGCCTAACTGAAGAGATGAAGGTGTCTAAAAACGCCTTCTTTGTCACTCTCACATATGATAACGATCATTTACCAATAGATCATCAAGGAAATGCTTATGTTTCGAAACAAGATGTAACATACTTTAGAAAAAGATTATATAAAAACATGGGTTCACCTTCTGACTTTCGTTATTATTTAGCAAGTGAATATGGTCCAAATACTATGCGACCGCATTATCATGCAATATTATTCAATGTAACAGAAGAGGATCCGATTAAATTACATGCTCTGTTACAAAAATCTTGGTCTAAACAAAAAAAAGTTGGTTCTCGCGAACGTGACTATTTCTGCCACCCTCGTGGAATTACTGTTGAACGTGTCAACGAAAATAGAATCGGTTATGTAACCGGGTATGTTATGGACTCAAAAAAAGATTTACAATGTGGAAAGAAAGTGTTTTCACTAAAATCGAAAGGATTAGGAAAAAGCTACCTCTCCTCAAAGAGTCGCGTAGCTTGGCACAAAAAGAATCCATTAGACAACAACTATTACCCTCTACCCGATGGGAAAAAGATGGCTCTCCCTGAGTACTATCGGAATAAGATTTACTCTGAAGAACAAAAAGAAGAGGTAAAAAAACATAACAAAAATAAAAATTGGATTTCACATGTTACGAGTGTAAATATAGAACAACTCGAAAAACAAAAAAGAACTAAGGCGAACGCCAAAAGGCGTTACGAAAAACTATTAAAAAATAGAAAATTATGAACAAATTATTCCAACAAATTGTAGGTAATAAACCTAGAAAAAATGCGTTCGATTTATCTCACGAACGAAAATTCTCGATGGACATGGGCGAGCTCGTGCCGATGCTCTGCGAAGACGTTATCCCTGGCGATACTTTTCAAATAAATACTGAAGTTATGATTCGGTTTGCTCCAATGCTTGCTCCTATAATGCACCGAATAAATGTCTATACACATTTTTTCTTCGTTCCTAATAGGTTAATATGGGACGACTGGGAGGAATTTATAACAGGCGGTCCCGACGGCGATCTAGCTCCAATAATGCCAACCATAGCAATTTATTCTGGCTCTGGTTGGGCTGCTAATGGTTCTCTAGCCGATTATCTTGGTTACGCTACGATAGCACTAGCACCTGAAAATATTGAAGTAAATGCTCTCCCGTTTAGAGCCTATCAATTGATTTATAACGAATATTATCGTGATCAAAATTTAATCGATGAGATTATCATTGAAAAAACGAGTGGATTAGGTGTATTAGATAATTCTACACAACTTTCGAAAAGAACACGAGCTTGGGAAAAGGATTATTTCACTTCTGCTCTACCTTGGACGCA